ATCCAATGTTTAACAGTATGGTGTGCTTTATTATTTACCTTCCTACCAATACATTTAGTAGAATTAATAGCAGTAATATTTGCAGCAGGTTTTATATCAATTAAGATCAAATGAATATAATAGGATTAACCAATCAAGAATCAGGATGTGGATTTCATAGAGTAGTTTTGCCTCTAGCATTTATGAACGATATTAAAGGCTATGTAACCAACTTTATAACGGAAGATAAGACTGATGGATGGGATTTATTAATTTATAATAGAATATGCCAATACGATATAAATTGGAACAAAACTAAGGAATTACTTGGATGTCAAGTAGTTATGGATATAGATGACTATTGGCAACTGCCGGTTAATCATTTGTATTATAATACTTATCAAGATATAGCTGAAAGGATTGAAAGGAATTTAATGGCTGCTGATTTGGTTACGGTTACTAATGTCAATTTATTGAATAAAGTAAAGCAGTTTAATGATAATGTAGTTATAACACCGAATGCTTTACCTTATGGATTAAATCAATTTAATGATAATAGAGTTAAGTCTGATAAGGTAAGATTGTTTTGGTGTGGGAGCATAAGCCACGATAACGATATTAAGATTTTAAAAGAACCATTAAAAAGGTTACAAGGCAGAAAGGATATTCAAATGGTAATGGGTGGATATAATGATAGCGATGCTTATACTAAGTCAATATGGGATAAAATGTTTTCTATGTTTACTGGCAATTTGCCATCAATAAAATTACATTCAGCTAGTCCTACACAGTATATGGATATGTACAACTATGCAGATATTGTTTTGATACCTTTAGAAGATAGCGAATGGCACGCTTGCAAAAGCAATTTAAAAATATTAGAAGCAGCAGCAAAAAGACTGCCGGTCATTTGTTCAAACGTTGCACCTTATAATATGGATGTAGATGCACCTGTATTATGGGTTAACAATCAAAAGGACTGGTTCAGGTATATTAATTTATTAACTAACAACCCAAGCCTGAGGGAAAATTTAGGCAACGAACTTTATGCGTGGGCGTCCAAGAAATACAACTTCACCGAAATTAACCAACAACGATACGATGCCTATAAAAGCATTATTAGTTGAGAAAAATTTAATATTTGAAAAGCACCGGCATTACTATGACTTCTACCATAGAACAGGGGAGATAGTAAACTTTCATCACGATGTTCAACAAGAACTTTTAAATGAATATCGCAGACTTAAAGATGAATACTATTACTTTAATAATAACTGTAAAGTATGTGTAATAGATTTTCTAAATACAATATACAGATGGTATGACAACATTCAAGCATAGTGGAGCAACAGGAGATTTAGTATTTAGTTTACCAACCATAAGAAAGATGGGTGGCGGTATTTTATATATAACACCTTATCATTTACAAAGAGCAGAAAGCATTGCACCTTTAATTAAGATGCAGCCATATATTGAGGATGTTATAATATCAGATAACTTACCTAACATAGATGTAGACTTAGATAAATTCAGACAATATGCAAGTCATCACTTCAATATTATTGAGGCGCATTTAAAGGCACAAAATTTAGAGGATAATACTTGGAGGGATGGATGGCTTACTTTAAATAAAAAAGACTTCTATATTCCTTATAATTATTCAGTAATAAATACAGGTAGCAATTACCTTGATCCTAACTTTGACTGGCATAAAGAGATTAAATATCTTTTAACAATAAGTGAGAAAGTATTTTACTTAGGTTACAAAGAAGAGTTTGATAGATTAAACACAAATGAAGTAGAATTCTTTGATTGTAATTTTTTAACTGCAGCAGAAATGATTTACAATGCTAAAATGTTTACGGGTGGTTATTCTGCTTTGTCAACCATAGCAATGGGATTAGGAATTAATTATAGGATGGTTCAAGCACCAGGACATACCTGCAGTAGTTTATTAATGGAAAGAGAAAAAATAGTAAATATATGTCACTAGAGAAACAACCACACGGCGGATACTTAAACCGATACGAGAAAGGAGCAGCTTGGAAAGGTAACCGTAATGGCAGACCAAGAAAGTATATTACAGAACTTGCACCACACGGATATAAGAATGCACAGGTAATGGATTGCATTCAGGTATTAATGGCGATGACTGTTGATGAACTTAAAGCGGTATGGGATAACAAAGAAAGCACAATATTAGAAAAGACTTTGGCTAATGCTTTAATTAAGTCAATGGCTAAAGGTTCTTTGTATTCGGTTGACACTTTACTATCAAGGGTATATGGTAAACCAAAAGAAACTACTGCAGTTACACAGGATTCTAAAATAGAGGTTGTATTTGTTAAAGGGAAAACAATATTATGATTTTAGAACTACCAGAAGCGCATATTAACCAAACTAAAATACTCGAATCAACTGCAAGGTTTAGAGTAGTTATGTGCGGAAGGCGATTTGGTAAGTCTGAACTTTCACAGGTAGAGATTATTAGTAATGCACTTCAGGGAATGAAGGTTGCCTATATTACACCTACTTATAAACTAGCAAAAACATTCTTCGAGAAACTTACCCAATGTGTACCCTTTGAAAACAACAAAAGCGATTTAACTATTCACTTTCCAAATGGAGGCACAGTTGAATTTTTTACCGGCGAAAGACTAGATAACCTAAGAGGTAGAAAGTTTCATTTAGTTGTAATTGATGAAGCCAGTTTTATATCTGATCTACAGGATGGATGGCTAAATTCAATTAGACCGACCTTAACCGATTATCAAGGCAGAGCATTATTCTTATCTACTCCTAGAGGCAAAAACTATTTTTATTCCCTTTATATGAAAGGCGGTCAAAGAGATTGGGAGAGTTTTAAATTTACTACCTACGATAACCCTTATATCTTAACATCAGAGATTAACGATGCAAAAGCGCAATTACCGAATTCAGTATTTGAGCAAGAGTATATGGCTAACCCAATGGAGAATGCAGCTAATCCATTTGGTGCTGAACATATTACAAAGTGTACTTGCAGTTTAAGTTATAATGAACCAATGTTTTATGGAATAGATTTGGCTAAGTCTTTTGACTGGACAGTGATAATAGGATTAGATAGCGAAGGTAAGGTTTGCCACTTTGATAGATTTCAAAAGGATTGGCTACAGACTAAAGAAACAATTAAACAGATACGAAAGCATAAACATATTTTTATTGATAGCACAGGAGTAGGCGATGCAATAGTTGAAGATTTACAAAAGTATTTTAACGATATGACCGGATTTAAATATACATCAACCAGTAAGCAGCAACTTATGGAAAGTCTTGCAAGTTCAATCCACAAAAAAGAAATAGGATTCCCTGAAGGTGCAATCAAAGATGAATTAGAAATATTTGAATATCTATTTACTTCAACAGGGGTAAGGTATTCAGCACCTGCCGGATTCCACGATGACTGCGTTAATGCTCTAGCTTTAGCTAATAAATGCCGGATAGAGAATAGGGGCAGCGGTCAATACCACTTTATTTAATTACATTTTTCAAAAACTTATATAATAGATTATGACAATTAAGCAATTTCAAGAATTGTACTATGTAGCTTCATCTGAAGATATGGACTTTGATAAGTCTATAAAGATGGTTGGCATTGTAACAGGTAAGACACCTGAGCAAGTAGAAAAAATGTCAATGACAAGGTTTAATATTACTTGTGCATTAGTTCATAGGCAATTTAAAATATTTGAGAAAGATTTAATGAAGGGCAAGCCTAAAAAAATAGTTAGGGTAGGAAAGCGGTTTTATAGAATTAATTATGATGTAACTAAATGTAAAGCAGGAACTTATGTAGAAGTATCAACGTTTAGTACTGATATAATACAGAACTTACATAAGATAATGGCTTCGATAGTTACACCAGTTAGATTTAAATGGGGCAAATGGGTTGAACACGAAGAACTAGCAAGTGACTTAGAGCAAATGGATTTTGAGGTTGCATATCACGCAGCGGTTTTTTTTTACACTTTATTCAACGTATCAATGCAGGTTATCCAGCCTTATTTGATAAACGAGATGACAAGCAAGGGGATAGCGAAGGAGAAAGCGATGGAGGTATTGACGATTTCACAAAGCATTTTGGATGGCTTTACAATGCCAAGATGGTCGCAGACTTCGAAGGAATACCTGTTGAATCGGTTTGGAATTTAAAAGTAATACATTTTTTAAATGACTTACTTTATTTAAAATTAAAAATAGAAAATGAGCATAGGCAAAAGTCAAATTGATGCTTTAATTAAAAACAAATTAGGTAAGACTGATTATTCAATCGAGGATACTGCCAATATTGATTTAAATAATCCTACGTTGGCTTTATTTTTTGAATATACAGAAATATTCCAAAAAGAAATAAGAGAACAAATTAAAAACAAAAATATAACTTCTAGTGGTCAACTAGCAGATAATATAGATGTAGTTGCAAATGAAAATGGTACTGGTATTTATATTAATATGATTGATTATTATGACTTTGTAAATAAGGGAGTTAGGGGAGTTGATAGCAGTAAAAATGCACCAAGCAGTCCGTATAAATATAAAACATACGGAATGCCTCAAACTGCAAGGAAAGGATTAAAGGAATATATAAATAGTGGTAAAGCAAGTATAAGAGTAGTAAATACAAAAAAAACAACAATAGCAGCGGAGCAAAAGAGAGAATCATTAATAGATACAAAAGTCAATCAATTAGTTTATAACATAAAAAAGTACGGTATTAAAACTACAGGTTATCTAGATAATGCAATGAATAATGTATTACCTAAATTGTCTGAAGATATATTAAATTTAATAGGCAGAGCAATAGTAATACAAATAGGGCAACCTAAAAAGAAAAAGAAATGAGTATAACAATTAATACAAATCCTCCAAGCGGTTCAACTGCACAAGATGACTTATGGCACGTTGCAACAAGTACTGCATCCGGCAGCACAGATATGAAATACATATTTGAAGTTTATGTAGGTGGAGTAAAAAAAGTATCTGTAAGACAATTCCCTGAACCTTCTAATGGTAAGGGGTATTTTAATGCCGGTGCTACAGTTCGCAATTCAATAACATTTAACTGGTTTGAACCTATTGGAGTTGCTTATGTATACGAGCCAAATGTAAGCGGAGAAATGGGAGTGCAATATCAAATTAGAGTAGGCGAAGAAATAAGTGGTGTAACTACATTGAATCTTGCATCATCAACTACAACTGTTTTTAATTTCAGAGCACCTTTATTTAAAAGAAGAGTTGTAACGTTACAAGATAAATTAAACAAATGGTTAACTAATCGACCACTTTATGCAAAAACTAAATTAGGAGAGAATTTATATATACCATTTTATACCAATACAACACTTAATTTAAAATGCTCTACTTTTAATGAAAACAATGCCCTTATAGCAACTGCAAGCGGAAGCACTACAACAATAGAGAATGGATTTGTACAAATGAATATAGGCAGCACTGCAATCTCAAATAACTTAGGTATAACAATTAATGAAAGTGTTAGATACTATGATGTTTGGTTTAATAACTTTGATAAGATACGAGTTTATGTAGTTTGTAATCCTAAGTATGAACCTATTAATATTCATTTTATGAATGCTTGGGGAATGTGGGATAGTTTAAGATTTGATTTAGTTAGTAAATTAAATATGAGTGTAGAAAGAAAATTATTTGAGCAAAGAGATTATAGGTTTAATGGTAATTCAGTTGATTATCAAAGCGCATATAGTAGGTATTATGAAGGACCAATAAATTATAGTAATAAATCTACTTTTAATTATAAGTTAACTGCTGATGCTTTAACTGATGATGAATATACTTGGATGGCAGATCTTATATCAAGTCCGCAAATTTTAATGGAGATAGATACATATTTTTATCCAGTTACATTAGTAGATAGCACCTATGAGTTTAGTAAAAATGTATTTAACAAATTAAAGGCTTTAGAACTTACATTTAATTTAAATCAATCTAGATACTCACAATTAAGATAATGACAAGAATATTTATAGAGAATTTTGAATTAGATATTGATAAGGGATTGAGCAATCAAATAACTTATTCGGTTTCAGATTTAAAAAATATTGATAGCAAGACTACTGCATTCAGTAAAACAATTATTTTGCCGGGAACTACTAACAACAATAATTTGTTAGGTAATATTTTTGAATTTAATAATTCAAATTTTACTAATGATGCAAATGCAAATGTAGGGTATAACTTTAATGCAAGTAAGACTGCTAAATGTAGTATTGAAGTTGATAGAATGACAGTCATTAAAGGAGTATTTAAATTACTTGAAATAATTATCGACGGAAAGAATATAGAATATGAGTGTAGTATTATTGGAGAGTTAGGTGGTTTCTCAATGAAGCTAGGAGCAAAAAAACTTGAAGAATTAGATTTCAGTGCTTATAATCATACATATAGTTACCAAAACATTGTAGCAAGTTGGGATAACTTTCAAGGTGGAGCAGGATATTATTATCCTCACATTGATTATGGTTTATATTCTACTAATAAACACGATTGGGATTATGCAACATTTAGACCGGCTTTATTTGTAAAGCAATACTTAGAAAAAATATTTGCAGCAGCAGGTTATACATTTGAAATAACTTGGAGTAATAATGCCGAACTTGACCGATTTAAAACGTTAATCATTCCTTTTAATAAAAAGAAATTAACTAAATCAGGAACGCAGCAAGTAGGATGTACACCTCAAAATACTACAGGATGTATTGACCAAGCATTTCCAATGCCAATTCAATGGCAAAATTTCAGCGGAACAAACTGGACTATAAATGGGGGAACTACAGGTAGTGTATTTACTTATGTAGGATTAGACCCTACTAATGTAACTTTTAAAGTTGATTTAAACTTTACTGCTTCTACAACTAACACACCGGTAAATAATGGTATTTATATTGAAACTTTAAAGAATGGAGTTGTAATACCTTCATCGATTAAATTTATTCCACCATTCTCAGGATTTTTGTCTGAATTCTATGTTGTGAATTTAGTAGATGAACCGATTGTAACAGGAGATTATTTCTCGGTACAAGCAAGAGCAGATGATACAGGGATGTGTTATGATAGTTTAATTAATCAATCAGGTTCAGTAAGCATTAGTTCAGATATTCCAATTAGCTTAAATGTAAACTTAGGAGATACAGTTTCTTTAAATGATTGTATACCACCAAACATTTTACAAAAAGATTTCTTTGCTTCTATATTAAAACTATTTAATCTATATGTAGATGAGAATAGATTTGAAGAGAAGCATTTAATTATTAAACCATATACAAGCTATTATGATGGTAGTGTAGAAGATTGGAGTAACAAAATAGATAGGTCAAAACCAATAAGATTAAAACCTATGTCTGAATTAAATAGTCGCTATTATTCTTTTAAATACAAAGATGATAGTGATTATTGGAATGAACTTTATCGTAAAAGATACAATGAAGGATACGGAAGCAGAATATTTGATAGTGAGTATGAATTTTCAAAAGAAACAGAGAATGTAGAGATAATATTTTCTCCTACTGTTTTAGTTAGTATAACCGATGAAGATAAAGTTTATAGCACTATTTATAAATTCACAAACAACCTAGAAGAAAGAATTGATAGTAATATAAGAATATTATTAGCAAGAAAAATCACAGGTGTTACAAGTTGGAATTTAAAAGATGGTGCAACTACCTTAACAACATTAACAAGTTATGGTTATGCAGGACATTTTAATAATCCTGTAACGGTAAATAATGACTTAAATTTTGGAGCAACTAGAGAATTATTTTATTCTTTAGCAGGTGGATTGTTAAATCAAAATCAATTTAATATTTATTACAGTCCTTATATGGCAGAGATAACCGATAAGAACAGTAGGTTGTTAAATTGCTTTGTTAAATTAAGTGATACTGATATTTTTAATTTGAGTTTTGCATCTTTTAAATATATAGATGGTGGATTATATAGGTTAATTAAATTAACGGATTATGTACCAGAATCAAATGACACAATAAAGGCAGAGTTTTTAAGAGTAATAAATAAAGAATATTAAGATGGCAAAACAAGTAGTAGCATTTGAGATAACAACCGATTCTAAACAAGCTGAAGCATCGGTAGGCAGTTTTAAGAAACAATTAAAAGAGGCTAATAATGAATTGCTTAATATGTCCTCTAAATTTGGAGAGGCATCTAATGAAGCAATAAATGCAGCAAAGAAAGTTGCCAGTCTTAAAGATGCTATAGGCGATGCAAAAGCATTAGCAGACACATTTAACCCTGATAAAAAGTTTGTGGCACTAGGTGGTGCGCTACAAGGAGCAACGGCAGGATTTAGTGCTTTACAGGGTGCTATGGGTTTATTTGGTGCAGAAGGTAAGGATGTAGAAAAAATGATGCTTAAAGTACAAAGCGCAATGGCTTTGCAACAAGGTATAAGCGGTATTGCAGGAGCAATGGATTCTTTTAAATTACTAGGTAATGAAGTAAAAGGTAATGTTGTAAAAGCATTTAGTACTTTGAAAGGTGCTATTATAGGAACTGGTATTGGTTTACTTGTTGTTGGTTTAGGTTTATTAATAGCAAACTTTGATAAGGTTAAAGAAGTAGTTTTAAAATTAATACCAGGACTTGGAAAGGTAGCTGATTTTGTAGGTAGTGTTATTGAATCAATAACAGATTTTGTAGGTGTAACAAGTGAAGCGACAAGGGCAACAGAAAGAATGGTTGCTGCTGCTGATTCTAGTATAGCAAAAAATAAAAAGTTTTTACAAGAACACGGAGACGAAGTTGATAAATATACTAAAAGAAAAATTGATGCAGAGAATAGTTATAATGAAGCAATAAAAGAAAAGGGAGCAGACCAAATAGCACTTGCAAAAAGACTAAATAGGGAATTAGCACAAGCAGATAAAGATAGAGCAAAAGAAGTTGCTGATAATTTAGAAGCACAACAAGAAAAGCAAAGAAGAATAAATGAGGAGGCTGCTGCAAAAAGAGAAGCAGCAAGATTAAAAGAACAAGCTATTGAAGATGAAAAATTAAAGAAACAAAATGACCGAGCAGATGCAGAAAATAAATTGTATATTAAATCATTAGAAACTGATAAAACTGCAGAAGATTTAAAGGCGCAAAATAAAGTTCAAATTAAAGCAATTTCTGATGCTAATTTAATTGCTTCAACACAACAAACTGCCGGTATACTTGCTCAAATAGAACAGGCAAAAAATGAAGAGGAAAGAAAAGATGCAAAAGCATTATTTGACCAACGTATTGCATTAGCATCTGAAAGTCTTAGTATAATAGGCGATGTATTAGGAAAAGAAAGTGCTGCAGGAAAAGCAATAGCAATTAGTAGTGCTTTAATAAATACTTACTTAGGTATTTCTGCAGGTGTTAAATTAGGTTATCCGGCAGCGATACCGGCAGTACTTGCAGCAGCAGCAACTGGTTTCAAAGCGGTTAAAAGTATAATAGGAACTAAAATACCGGGAAAGGCAAGTTCAAGCGGAGGTGCAGGTGGTGGTTCTATGTCTGCGCCTTCATTATCTAGTTCAACTGCACCAATTACACCACAAGCGCAAACAACAACTTTGTCTACTCAATCAATTAATCAAATAGGAGTAGCAAGTTCAAGAGCATACGTTTTGGAATCTGATGTAAGCGGTAACCAAGAAAGGACACAAAGATTAAATAGAGCAGCACGTATAAATTAAACAAGTATTTTTAAATTATATAGTATAAATATGAAATTGCCTATTTACGACCTAATAATAAATCAAGATGAGAATAATGATGCTGAGGTTTCTTTTGTGGCATTGGTTGACAGTCCTGCAATTAAAAAGGACTTTCTTGCGTTTAACGAAGAATTTATAGACCCAAACAAAGGCGAACAAAAGGATGAATTTTTAAGTCGTTGTATTAGCTATGTAGTTAATGAAGGTAAAGAAACAGAACAAGCAGTAGCAATATGCAATAGTTTATGGGAGCAGCACTTTGCAGCTTGTCCAATAGCTACACAAGATATTAAAGTTAATTTAAAGAATAGAGAAAATGCAATTACAGTTGCTAATTACGGACCAGCTAATCCATCTTTACCAAATAATCAGTATTGGGTAGATAAAGGTAAAATATTTGGAGGCACTCCTGAAGAGGCAAAAACAATGACTTGTAATAATTGTGCTGCATTTATTAGGTCAAAAGAGATATTAGATTGTATTGCACAAGGTTTAGGTACTGATACAAAAGCAGACCCTTTAGATGCTATTAATGCAGGAAATTTAGGGTATTGTGAAATATTTGATTTTAAATGTGCTTCAAGTAGAACCTGTGATGCTTGGGTTGCAAATTCATTTAAGAAAAAAAATAAAAAAGAAGGATATTTTGCAGAAGATAGTTATACAGATTATCCAAAACAAGCAAGTGAGAATGCAAAGGCTGCCTTAAGATATGCTGAAGAATATGGATGGAAAGAATGTGGCACTCCAGTAGGTAAAGCAAGAGCAAACCAGTTAGCAAACAATGAGCCAATAAGCAGAGATACTATTGCAAGAATGGCATCATTTGAAAGACATAGAGAAAATTCTAATAAAGAACTAGGCGATGGATGTGGTAGGTTAATGTGGTTAGCTTGGGGTGGAGATGCCGGTGTTGAATGGGCAGCTAGAAAATTAAAACAAATAGATAAAACAGAACTTGCATTTGCTATTCAGTCTGAAAGCGAACATATTATTACTGGTCCGTTAATGATCCCTCAACAATTAATTTATAGAAATTCAGAGCAGTTTGGAGAACACTATGTTAAATTTTCAGTTGAGACAATTAAACAAATAGCAATTAAGTTTAGTAAGAAAGGGTATCAAAAGAACGTAAACCTAATGCACGAAGCTGATATGAAGGTTGATGGACTTACAATGTTTGAAAGTTTTATTAGCGATTCTAAGCGAGGTATTAAACCAATGGAAGCATTTAAAGACTTGCCGGATGGAACTTGGTTTGGTAGTTTCTATGTAGAGAATCCTAAAGTATGGCAGATGGTTAAAGAAGGTCAAGTAAAGGGATTTAGTGTAGAGGGAATGTTTGATTATGACAAGCCAATGAGTGAAGATGAAAAACAATTAGCAGAATTAAGAGAAATTTTAAACAGTTTTTAAAAATCAATATAATAGTAATATGGAAGCAAAAGAAATTTTACAAAAAGTAAAGCAATATTTTAACGAATTAGCTGCTGCACCTGAAGTTGACAAAATGATTGAAGCCACCGAATATGAATTAAAAGATGGTGGTAAAGTTATGATTGACAAATTAGAGGTTGGCGGTGTTGTTATGATAGATGGTAATGCAGCATTACCAGGAGAAGCTGAATTAGTAGATGGTTCTAAAATGACCATCGGAGACAATGGAGTTATCACTGCAATCGAAGTTGCTAAGCCTGAAGAGGTTGCACCTGTTGTAGAAGATATGAATTCTAAGTTTGCAGCATTTGAAACATTGACTAGCGAGAAGTTTGCAAATTATGAAATTAAGTTTTCTGCATACGAACAACGTTTTGCTGACTACGAAGTTAAAATGAAAAAAGCAAACAAAGTAATTGATGAACTTTTAAAATTATCAACTTTACTTGTTGAAGCACCTTCACAAGCACCTGATAATTCAGTAAGAACTTCAAATGCTTTCAAAGAAGTAGAAGAAAAGAAATCACTAAATATTTTATTTAACTAAACAATTATAAAAAAATGGCATTAGCTTTTAGCGGATTATCCGCATACACAAAACAACTTGTTAAACCTCTATTGACTAGCGCAGTATTTGAGGCAAAGACACAACAATTAATTCTTGCAAATGGTATCGTTATACCGAACGTTAAAAGTTCAGTAGCTATTCCTTTGATGGAAACAGATGCAGTATTTGCTGCTCAGTCTTGTTCTTTCGATGCAAGTGGTACAACTACTTTCTCTCAACGTTCTATCACAGTTGGAAAAATTAAAGTAGAAGAGAAAATTTGTCCAAAAGATTTGGAGGCGTACTTTACACAAGAGGCGTTGAAAGCCGGTTCTACTTATGAGGACTTTGGTAATGCAGATTTCCAAAAAGCATTCTTAGATAAGAAAAACGCAAGAATCGCTGCTCAACTTGAGACTGCAATATGGCAGGGAGACGCAACAGGTGCAACTGCAAACACTAACAAATTTGATGGTTTAATTAAATTAATCAGTGCAGGTTCTCCAGTAGATGCAAACGTTTCAGGTTACACAGGAATCAGTGGTTCAGCTATTGCAACTGTTAACGCTTCAAACGTTATCGCTTGTACTGAAGCAATCTACAAAGCTATCCCTGTTGCAGTATTGAGCAAAGGAGATGTTAAAATATTTGTTGGTAATGACTGGTATCGTTTATTGATTCTTGCTTACAGAGAGAAAAATATGTTTTCTTACAATCCACAAGATTCTCAAGCTGCTTCATTTATCCTACCTGCAACCAACGTTGAAGTAGTAAGTGTAAATGGTTTGAACGGAACAGGAGATGCTTTTGCAATCAGCCTTTCAAATATCGCAATGGCAGTTGATTTAATTGACGAGGAAGGTTCATACAAAATGTGGTATTCTGAAGATAACAATGATGTAAGATATCGCGTAGAATTTAAGCTAGGTGTAAACGTGGCTTTCACAAACGAGTGTGTGAAGTTCATCGCAGGAATCTAATTTTTTAACATAGGGAGGTAGTTTCTATCTCCCTTATTAATATTATAATATATGCCTTGTGCAATAGTAAGCGGTTATACAATAGACTGTAGAGAAACAATCGGAGGGATTGATGCAGTTTATTTCGCAGAATACGGTAATGTTACAATATCCGATGCAAGTGGTATTGTTACTGGAATAACTAAATTAACAGGTAAGAGATTTTATAAATTTGAAATACCTACAAAATCAAGTGCGGTTGCTACAAGTAACCCAACTGGTTCTATTGAAAATGGCACTTTGTTTTTTGAGCAAACTTTGGATTTCCCTATTAACAAAAGAGATGCAACTACAAGAAACATTGTAACTACTTTGTCAAAGAATAAAGTTATTGCAGTTACTCAAGATAAAGACGGAACTTTTAGAATGTATGGTAAAGGTGCAGGATTATATTTAGCAGCTAGTACAGGAACAAGTGGTGCAGCAGCAGCGGATGCAAATGGTTATATGCTTAAATTTGAAGGTTCTGAAAGAGAAGATTTCTTTGAAGTAACAAACGCATTAGGTATTACATTGACTACTGCAGGAGTTTAGTTTTTTAATTTTTAATTTATGCCCCGACCGATTAAAAAGTCGGGGTTTTTTAGTATGATTAATTTAACAAAAGGACTTTCCCAAACTATTTATTTCACAGGTACTGAAAAGGCTACTATTAGTAACCCTTTCTTTTTATTTGTATTTATCCACAGAGTTACAGGCGATGTGGTTAAGTTAATGGCTACAAATCAAAGTATAACTGGTAGATACGATAGTTTTGCATTTACAGTTAATAACTTTTTTAATTTAAAAGAGGAAGGCTTCTGGAGTTATACGATACATCAAAAAGTATCTTCAGGAGATTTAACAGTTGCCGGATTAATTGTTGAAGAAGGTTTTATGTATTTAAATCCTGCTACACCATTCGAACCAACTGAATACGAAGAACAAAACAATAATTTTGTCACTTATGGACTATAAAAATATTATCACAATAAAATTTGCACAAGCGGAGCAACCTAAATTTGAAGAGAAAAAGGCAAAAGGATATGTTGAGTTTGGGCATCATAATAATTACCCTGAATACTTAATAGGATTATTTAACGAAAGTCCTAAGCACGGAGCAATTATTAAGAGCAAAACTAATTACATATTCGGTCAGGGATGGGATGGAGTAGAGCAGAAGGCTAATACTAAAGGCGAAACGTGGAATCAAATTACTAAAAAATGTATTTTAGATGATGAACTTTTCGGAGGTTATTATCTACAAATTATTTATAACTTACTAGGTCAGATTAAAGATGTTTATCATTTAGAATATCATAAAGTAAGAACTAATAAAGAACAAAACGAATTTCAAGTAAAGAACGATTGGCAAGATAACAAAGAAAAACCTAGATGTTATCCTGCTTTTAATATTCAAGATCCGGTAGCAAGTCAGATCTTATTTGTAAAACAATACAATCCAAAGTCAGATATTTACCCTTTACCGAATTATTTTCAAGGTTTAAATTACATTGAAAGTGATGTACAGGTAAGCAGACATATTTTAGGTAATGCAAAAGATGGTTTTGTTGCAACTACTTTAATTAATTTAAATGGTGGAGAACCGGCAGAAGAGGCGAAAGAAGCAGTAGAAAGAGGAATTAAAAAGAAGTTTACTGGAAGCGAGGGAGATAGAGTTGTTATAATGTTTAACAAGTCAAAAGATAATAGTGCAGAGATTTTGCCTTTATCTTCAACTATGTTAACCAAAGAAGATTTTACAAACGTAAATAATTTAATTCAGCAAGAGATTTTTGCTTGTCATCAGGTTACTTCGCCATCATTATTTGGAATTAAGACAGAAGGACAGTTGGGCGGTTCTACAGAGATTAGGGATGCCTATAAAATATTTGCTAATACGTATGTTAACGAAAGACAACAAGCGATAGAAGAGGTATTTAATCAGTTATTTGAATATGTAGGTATAAAGGGAGATTATGAATTAATACCAGTTGAGCCATTAAGTTTTGAATTTAGCGAAGGTGTAATGGCTGCTAATATGACAAGAGAAGAAATTAGGGAGAAGTTAGGTTTAGCTTCTGAAGTTACTGCACCTATTTCAACAGATAATCCATTAAATAGTCCTATTGAACAACCTATTGCTGCTTCAAATGATTCTATAAAAAATCTTACCGGCAGACAATACCAAAACGTTATGAGGATTGTTAGACAGTTTACTAATGGTAAACTTTCAAAGGAACAAGCTGCATTAATGTTAAAGAATGGTTTTTCATTTACGGATAGTGATGTAAATACTTTTTTAGGTTTAGATACTGAAACATTTAGCGCAGTTGATAAGGAGAAAGAGTTGGTAGAAATGTTTGAAAAGTTTAGCGAAAGTCTAGATGATTATGAGGTTATTAGCGAGAAATCTCCAAAAGGTTTCAATCAGTTTGCAGAGGAAGTAGTTTTAAGCCAATTAGAAGCCGATATTTTGAATCTAATTAGTAAAGACAAGCGAATCACTAGCGAAACGATTGCAGAGTATTTAAAGCAAGATAAAGCGGTTATAGAGGCATCATTAAAAAACTTAGTTAATAATAATGTTATTTCAACAAAAGAAGTAAAAATAGGTCAAGATGTTATTATTGAAAGAAAGAAAACGGATATAAAGTTAGATAAGCCAAAAACAATTACTTTATCAGTTGCTTATACTTATGCAAAAAGACCTGATGCACAAGGAGATACTATTATTTCAACATCAAGACCATTCTGTGTCAAGATGGTAGACCTTGCAAAAACAAGATTGTGGAGTAGTGCTAACATTCAACAAATGAGTGTTGTATTAGGTTATTCGGTATTTGATAGAGTAGGTGGATTTTGGAATAATAATGGAACTATTGAGACACATTGTAGGCACGAATGGAAACCAGTAATAATTCAAAAGAAAAAATAAATGAGCGCAAATATACTTTTTATATCGGAGAATTTAATTAAAAGCAGAACTGGAATAAGTGATGCTATTGATGGTAAACAATTAAAGCCACATATTAAAGTAGCACAAGATCTTTATTTGCAACCTGCTTTAGGATCAACTTTATATTTACGTTTACAATCAGGAATTGAAGCAGGTAATTTATCTAATTTAGAAAAGTCTTTATTAGATAATTTTATTACGGATTGTTTGGTTTGGTACACTATGAGTTTATTACCCTTTGGATTAGGTTATCAATTTTTTAGTAAGGGTATTTTACAAAAGACAAGCGAAGAAAGTAATACACCATCAAGAGCGGATTTAGAATTAATTGGTAATGAATATAAAAAGACTGCAGAATTTTACAAGCAAAGATTAATTAATTATTTAAGGGAAAACTATTTGTTATTCTCTGAATACTTTAATCCTGCAACTGGATTGGATGTAATATTTCCTGAATTAAAAGCATATACAAGTCCAATTTATTTAGGTAATATTATAGATGGAGTTAGGGTATTTTCTAATAATGCAACAACAGGTGGAGCAACAACTATTTATCATACACCGGCTGCCGGAGATAGTAGTTTCTCAGTTGGTGGATTGGTTAATAAAGTAGTGTTAATTGCAATGAGGTCAGGACTTGTTAAAGGTATAACAAACTTACCTACTGCAAATCCTATGTACTTGCAAATTGTTGGTAATATTGTTACATTACCTACTGGAGATGTAACACAAGCAGGAGAATTATTTTCATTCACAATAAGGTAAATTTATGGCTTATAAAAAAGCACTAATTCAAAGAGTTTTATTTTATGACTTACAACCAGTTAATAACAACAATAACAAGTCTGCTTCAAAGCCACGCAATGATAAAGACAGTAAAACACGCAACACCGAAAGAGTGGTTGCTAAGAGATGAGCAGCCAGTTTATCCGATAGCTTGTTTTTCTGTTAATTCAGGCAGTTTAAATATAGGCAGAGAACAAATATATAATGTTCAATTTTTCTTTTTAGATAAGAGCGGTAAAGAGGCAGAATTTGAAGATGATGTAATAAGCGACCAAGTACAAACTGCTTCTGATATTTTAAGTTTAATTAGAACAGGCAGAAAGAATTACGCAATAGATGACAACGTTTCTTTCAATGCAATATCGGATAAGTACGAAGATTATTTAGCAGGAGTAGAGTTAACAATTAATATTTCAACCCAAAACGAATTTACTGGATGCAACGTGCCATTATTATAATTACATTAATACTTTTATCTTTTGGACTAAAAGCGCAGGTTTATCAAGCTATGCCACAGGCAGGGTATGGACCAGTTAAAAGAATGCTATTTGATAGTGTTTTAACTATTCCGTTGAATATAAATTCTTTGAGAAATATTACAGGCGGTAGAGATGCCGGACAAATAAGGTATAATGTAACCGATAGTGGACTTTATGTTTTTAGTGGCTTTCAATGGATTAAAGCAAACTTAGATAGTAGCAATATTTCAAATAGAATTAACGGCAAATTAAATGTAAGTGACACGGCACAAATGCTTAGTGTATATTTAAGAAAGAGAGATACAATTTCTTTATCAAATAGAATTGATTTAAGGGTTAAATATTCTGATACTGCAGCAATGCTTTTGCCATATTTACGCAAACTAGATACGGCAAGTTTATCAAGAAGGATTGATGAAAAACAAAATATAATTAAATTAACTACTAATTTTAAAAGTGGTGCAGCAACATTAATAAGAGATACTTTAAATATTCCTAAGTATAGCGATACATTAACTGCTTATGTGCCTTATCAAGGAGCAACTGCAGATGTTAATTTAGGTCAATATAAATTAAATGCAAATACATTACAATCAGATTATTTATTACAAATAAAAAATAGTCCTTTTTCAATTCCACCAACAAGTGGTTATACTGCAATTACAGGTGGAGAAACTGGTATAGTATTTTATTCAAGTTGGATGTCAGGTCAGACTACTAATACTCAATCGAATAGATTTAATTATGCAAATATTGCTCAACAAAACAATACAAGGGAATATAATTTACCAGTAAGAAACGGAACTTTAGCATTAGTAGAAGATACGGTAAACCTATCAAATAGAATTAATTTAAAGGCAGATAAAGCAACTACATTAACAATTAATGGAGTAGGTTATGATTTAAGTGCAAACAGAAGTTGGACTATTCCTACTTTTGATTCTACTTCTATATCAAATAGATTAAATTTAAAACTTAATATCAGCGATACTGCAGCAATGCTTAGTCCTTATCTTAGAAAAGCAGATACAAGTTCATTATCTAATAGAATTGATTTACGAGTTAAATATAGTGATACTGCAGCGATGCTAAGTCCTTATTTAAAGAGTGCAGTTACAAGTGTAGGCTTATCTATGCCATCTGCTTTTACAGTTACTAATAGCCCTGTTACAAGCACAGGAACTTTGACAGTTACAGGATCAGGTAATTCTTCACAATTAATTGATGGTACTGGAGCATTGCAAACTATTCCAACAAATTTACCACCATCAGGAAATGCAGGTGGAGATTTACAAGGAACTTATCCAAATCCTACTGTGCATCGCATTCACGGATTTGATATGCAAAGCGGAACACCTGCTGCAGATGATACTTGGGTATATGGCGGAAGTCCGGCTAAATGGCAGCATCAAAAACTACATTCAAATCAAGTAACAGAAGATGGTAATTTATTTTATACTGAAGGAAGGGTAAGTGCTAATACAGATGTTGCTGCAAATACTGCTGCAAGACATAATGCGGTAACTATTGGAACTGCTAATGGCTTAAGTATATCTACACAAGTTTTAAGTTTGGCTACTGCTTCTGTATCTACTACCGGTGCATTAACTTCAACAGATTGGAATACTTTTAATAGCAAAGCAGCAGCACTAAGCGGAACTACAAACACAGTTCCTAAATTTACTTCAGCAACTACGATCGGTAACAGTAATATTAAAGACAACGGAAGTGCGGTAAGTGTAAATACAACGGCAGGTTCATTCGGTGCTTTACAAGTTGGAAGCTACAATGGAAATATTTTAATGAATACCACAAATACAAGTGGTGGATTAATATTTCAAAATACATCTTCATCTAATAAGTTATGGGATTTTTCATCTGATAACAATGATTTGGCTTTTAACGAATCCAATGTTGCTCCAGTAATAAAATTAAAAGCAGGTGGTAATGTTCAAGTATATAATCTATCAGGCACAGGCACTAGAATGGTAGTGGCAGATTTAAATGGTGTATTATCTACACAAGCAATTAGTAGTGATACAACTTCTTTAAGTAACCGAATAAATCTAAAATTAAATATTAGTGATACTGCTTCTATGTTAAGTCCTTACTTAAGAAAGGCTGATACAAGTTCTTTATCTAATCGTATAAATACTAAACAAGCAACAATAACATTAACTACCACAGGCACAAGTGGAGCAGCAAACTTTAGTTCTAACATATTAAACATTCCTCAGTATCAAGCTGCCGGAACTTATGTTACAAGTGTTACAGGAACTTCTCCAATAGTATCAAGCGGCGGAACTACACCTGCTATTTCTATTCCTGCTGCAACCAGTTCTGTAAATGGATATTTGTCATCTACTGATTGGACAACTTTTAATAACAAATCAAATACAAACGGAACGGTCACAAGTGTAGCAACTGGCTTAGGATTAAGTGGTGGTACAATTACAACATCAGGAACATTATTAGTTGATACTGCTTCTGCATCTATTCTTAGCAGACAAAGGGCAGCTAATACCTATGCTACTACTTCATCATTAAGTGGATATTTACCATTAACAGGTGGTACACTTACAGGTGCATTGGGTGGGACAAGTGCAAGTTTTTCAAGTAGTGTAAGTAGCGGTACTAAATTTATAAGTACTGCAGGAAATAATCAAATAGTTTTTGAATCTGTAAGTGCAACAACAGGTTATCAGTATATGCAATTATTAAATACTACTGCACATACTATTTTTGGAGTAGAGGGAACGGCAGCAGGTTCACTTATAACTAATGGAACTGCAAATGCTTCAGTATTAACAAGTGTTGGTAATACTAATTTAGAATTTGGAACTAATCAAGTAAAAAGATTAACTATTGCAGCCTCTACAGGAGCAGCTACATTCTCTAGTAGTGTAACTGCAGGAGGAGATATACAAGTAAATAATAGTAACATAAAAACATATTCAAACTCTTATGGAAATAATGGTTTAATTAGAATGTTTGGTACTGATGGATTTGAAAAATATCAACAGGGGTTAACTACAGGTGGAGATTTTTATCAATATACTTTTAGTGGTTTAAATCATATATTTTATACAAATAACGGCTCAGAAAGATTGCGTATTACAAGTGCAGGCAATATAGGAATAGGAACTGCAAGTCCATTATCAATAAGTGGATTTACAACTGTTGAAGTAAAAGGAAGTACAGCAGGAGCGGTTGCAGTATCAAGTGGAGGAGGAACTGCTTTTGGTAGGATGTACAATGGTGGCACAACTTTAATTGTTGGTACAGGTACTGCACATCCATTAATATTTGATACAAACGATAGTGAAAAAATGCGTATTACAAGTGGGGGCAATGTAGGAATAGGAACTACAAGTCCTGAACAATTATTAACAGTTGCAGGTGGTAATTTTACAGTAAGTGGTAATACACCAACGGCAAGACAAGTAGCAATAATTACAACATCAGGAGGCAATGCAATTTTTGGTAGTAGTTATCAAGGCGCATCAAGTTTTGGAAGTTTAATATTACAGACTTCAGGTGCTGATAGACTAACTATTACAAGTGGGGGCAATGTATTAATAGGAACTACAACAGATGCAGGATATAAACTAGATGTTAATGGTACAGGAAGGTTTAGTGGGGATGTAACTATTACAAAAGGAAGTGCTGCAAGTTTTATTGCAAATAATACTTCTGCAAGTGGTAAAAGCTACAGATTATTTTCATCAGATGACGGAAAGTTTTATATACAAAATACAGGAGTTGCAGATTTATTTAATATATCCTCTACAGGAGCAGCTACATTTATTAGTCTAGGCACAGGAACAGTTACGGCATCAAGTGGAACATTATCTACAGTTTCAGATTCATCTTACAAAATATCAGATGGGTTTATTGAGGATGCTTTGCCAAGTGTAATGAATTTAAAGCCTAGATATTTTTACTGGAAAGATAAAAGCGGTTTAGATACCACAATTAGACAACTTGGATTTTATGCACAAGAAGTTAATTCAGCAATAGGAGAGGAAGCAGCAAATACACCAAAAAAGAATGCGCCTTGGGGAATAACTGATAGGTCAATAATTGCTTATTTAACAAAAGCTATCCAAGAATTATCGGTAAAGAATGAAGCATTAATTAAAAGAATTGAAACATTAGAAAACAAATAATATGAAAAAAACAATCACAACCCTAGCATTGGCATTAAGTATGTCAGCAGCATTTAGTCAAGTATCTGATACCTTAATTATTAAGATGGATACTATAACTTTTAAAAACGTAATTGCAATTATACAAAAGCAATTAGATTCAAAAGCAGCTTCAAATTATGTTTTAGAAGCACTTAGTAAATATGAGTTAATAGCAGATAAACCTAAAGAAATAAAAAAGTAAATATGAAAAAAATAATCCTATCAGTTTTAGTGTTGGCTTCATTGTCAACAAAAGCGCAAATGTTTAGAAATAGTAGTGATACTGCAATAATCGGAAACGATACTATCTACTACCAAAAAGGTGGCATCTTAATTAAGCCAGTAATTGTCAACTATCAAGGCGAATTTGCTTGGTCATTATCTTGGACTGCAAACAACCTATCAAGTAACGGAGAAGGGTGTAATACCTACGTTACTCTAAGAGGTAAGAACAACAACCAGTTAGCTGATTTTAATTGCTATATTCCTGCTTCAGTAGTTGCGGTATGGGGTGTTAGTAATGCTCCGATAGATTCTACAATCTTATCACAATACCCAAGATTTGTAAAACAAGATTTATGAACTGGCACGACTATAAAATATATATTTTAAATGGCTTTGCGCTTTCGGTATCAATGACTAACATCGAAACTTATTTGCGAGTTACATTATTAGTATTGTCAATAGCTTATACATTATTTAAACTTTTAAAAAATGATAAAAATGAAAAACTTTAAGACAAGTTTAGCCGGACTTTTAGCCGGTACTCCTTTTATTTTAGATGCTTTGATTCAAGCATATAATGCAGGAACTTTTACCAACAAAAGCGGTTTACAATTAGTTGCTGCTATTGGAGTTGTATTGTTAGGTCTATATTCAAAAGACCACGATGTTAAAGGTTTATAAGGTAATAGTAGCAGCTTTCTTATTAGGAGGCTGCTACACCCAAAACAAGGCGGTAAAACAAGTTAACAAGGCATTGAGCAGCTATCCAAAAATAGTTGCTAGAATCGCCTTAGATTCATTCCCTTGTAATGTTATTAAAGTTGATACAATCATCACTCACTTTGATACAACAATTGATGTAATTTACCCTCACTTTGATACAAGTGTAACTATAAAAGATACTATAATTTTAACAAAGAAATTGTACGTTAAATTACCGTACAAGACAATTACTAAGACGGTAGAATCAACGGCAAAATTAACAATATTAAATGCAAGTTTAGATTCGCTTTTAAAAGTTACTACATCAGTTCAGAAGTCAAATGAGGATTTAACTGGTAAGGTAGGCAGAAAGAATAAAGTTATTTATTGGCTAATTGCTTTATTAATTGGTTTCTCAATTCCGTACTTAATTAGGTTTATAAAAATACTAGATATATGAATCCATCAGATGAGTTTTTTAGGTTGCTAAAGTTATTTGAGGGGTGTAAATTAGAGGCTTATCGATGTCCGGCTAATGTGGTCACTATTGGATATGGAAGTATCTTAGATAGCAAAGGCAATCCGTTTCAAATGGGAACTAAAATAACCCAAGCTGATGCAGATTTGTTATTAAAAAACGAGGTAGATAAGAAAGCAAAGTTTCTAAATAAAGAATTAAATAAAACAATAGTAACACAAAACCAGTTCGATGCGTTGTTATTGTTCCAGTATAACTGCGGTAATGCAGCACTAAGTGGTAGTACTTTATTCAGAAAGGTTAAAGCTAATCCTAATGATAAGACTATTGAAGCTGAATTTAAGCGATGGGATAAGGCAGGTGGCAAAGTGCTTAAAGGTTTAACAATACGCAGAGCAACTGAATCAAAACTATACTTTACAAAATTAGGTTTAGATACAAAAGATTTTAATAATTCTGATAAAATTTCTTTTGATTTAACTTCAACAGGAATGAAAACAAATAAAAATCTATGAGACCAAGATTTAATAAAACGCAAACGGAATGGTGGCAGCAGAAACAATTATTTGACAAACAACTTTACAAGGTTTTAATTTTTAGCGACTGTCACGGATGGTTAGCAGACCTTTCAGCATTACGTTGTATTAATCAAGTATTGCAGCATAATAAATTTGATGAAGTAATAATTAACGGCGATGTAACTGATATGCCTTACATATCTAAGCACAGTCAGAAACTTTACCAAGAGGGAATACTTAAAGGATATACCGAAGTTGGAGAGATTGAATATACTAAAGAGCAGATACTCAAGCCTTTACGATTAAGTACAGATGCAAAGATTAGGGTTAGATTAGGCAACCACGATGAAAGAATAACAAACCCGTATAATTTAGGAGATAAACAACTTGCAAGATTAGCAGTTCTTTACAAGAATTATAATTCTACTAAGTACAATGAAATGTTAGACTTAAAGGAAAGCGATGGATTTATATATGACGAAAGCGATGTGTACAATTTATTTAATATTTTCGACATTTGCCACGGATTAAGCCTCAACAAAAGCGCAGCAGAAAAAAACATATTTGAGTATATGGGTAGTGGAAGCACTGGTCATACACACCGATTAAATTCTAAGTATTTAACTAACAGAAAGAATCCGTATGTATGGCTTGAATCAGGATGTACTCGGCTGACAAAAGAAGTAGAGTTTTTCCCTACTGGAAAGACTGCAGACTGGCAGCAGGGATTTATAGAAGTTGTATTTACAAAGACAGGATTCTTTGCACAACCTACTTTGATTTTAAATGGAGAATGTTATTATAACGGTATAATCTATAAAGGATGAACGGAAGTATTTTAATACCGGAAAAATTTAAATTGAATGGCAAAACTATTCAGGTGTTAATAGATAATGAATATTGTCACGATAATAAATGTTTAGGAGAAGCGGATTTCACTTTAAATATTATAACTTTGTGCGACCAGTATGCCGGCAAGAAAGTTAATAAAAGAAGTAAAGAGCAGATATTTTATCACGAATTAATACACCATATTTTAAATGCAATGAACCTCGAGAAATTAAAGTATAATGAGTTATTTGTGGACTGCTTTGCGGATAAATTAATTGAGTACGAACGGACAAAAAGATAGTTTGTTTTTTAGTTTTGGTTTTAACCCTGATGTTTTTACATTGGGGTTTTTTATTTGAAACCCAATAGAATCAATAGTTATTATAATTAGTATATATATAATGTAAATTAATTTAAAAAAAACTTTAAAATAAATTTTGTGGTATGGAATATTCGTTTTATCTTTGACTTATCAAATAACAATTAAAACTAAAAACAATGAAAATTTACAAAATTATCTGCAAAGAAAATGGAAATGTAATTGATACTTTTCAAAGTTATGATGAAGCATTAGATGCTCTATCTGAATACGAATATCAAGACACTAAAGAAGGTATTTTTACAGAAAACTTTTATGAAATTATTTAATTATGAAAACAGTACACCCACCAAATCCCCCAAGTGATTTCAATACTTGGATTAACTACATTTTTAACTTAATAAAAACCAACTATGACACAACAAGAAATTAAAGATGCAATCATTATCTCAATCCTAATTTTCGGCGCATTAATCGCTGATAAACTTTTAAATTTTTAAAAATGAAATACAAACTAAAAAAACAAATAGAAAACGAAATCGAAATTGAATTACCTTACTTTTTTAAATTAGATAACAAAATAATTGATTCATCTTATTTTGCAATTATTAACGAAAACCTTGCAATTTCTAACTGGAGAAAAGAAAGTATAAATGTTAGTGGTTCAACAGAACACATAGCAGATTTAATAAATTCAGAAAACTTTGTACAAATATCAAAAGAAGAATTTAAAATTCAATTAACCCAAACTTGTAACACTTTAATCAACTTAATCTAAAAAACAAATGAGCAACTTAATCAAAATTCAAAGCGAATTAAAAGCACCTA